TCCTAATGCGGTCCAACTGAGTGTGAACAGCCTGAACCCTCTCGGGCAATATAAGACCTGACGGGAGCACGCCCCTTGTTGCTTGGTTGAAAACTCTGCTATCTTGCCTAGATGCATCACCAATGCCAAGATATTGAGTACCCCTTGGAGTTCTCCCGCCAGGACGGCGTACAGCAGCAGCCTCAGCCTTTAAGGCGCGAGTTAGTTCTTCGTATGCTGCCTTTAAACGAGAGTCTGCGCCTGCGACTCCACCGAAACGATCTACAACCTGTCTACCGGCGCTTACAAGCGTCCCACGCGTTCCCTCTAGACGCTGTGAAGCCGCTGCTGGATTTAATGTCCCTGCCTTCTGCGCCTTAAAGAAATCCTGGCGCAATTCAGCCATAGCCCGCTTACCCAGGTCTTGCAGCAACTTAAGTTGCTGTATAGCCTGACTAACGTTAGCCGTAACCTCTAAGTTCAGATGTTCTTGACGGCCCGCTGGCATTTACCTGCCTCGCCCCTTACTATACTCGTTCTGCATCATCTCTGGTGATTCATCATCGTCAGAATCTATGTTGAATTTTTCTTTTCTCTTACGATCAAGTTCTTTAAACCATTCAACCAGTTCGTGATCTAAGTGCCACGTCCATTTTGGTGGTCTTTCTTCGTTAGTTAAGTTTTCATACCATCCAAGAATCGTATAACCTTGTTCTATAGCCACTACCAAATCATATGGAACGTCTTCTATGGTCTTCGCTTCTCGGGGCCACAATGTTTGTGCTCCCCCACTTTCCTTTGCTTGTCTGCACAGGCTCAGGAAGGTGGAGTCCCCTCCTAGTCTTTTCCCTCAGAAACCGGTACCTCTAATTCTTCATATGCCTGCAACAGCACTCCGAACACTTCGTTAGGCAACTCATCTACTTCATCCAAGTTAGAGAAATAACGAACCTTATGGTTCTCAGGCTCCCTGCAAGAATAGAAGACCTGGCATCTACGAAGTTCCTTCATCCACTCCATGTCAGCCTGAATGTCGATCATCCTTGTAAGAACCTTCTGACGCAACTCATCATCAGTATAAATTTCATGCTGCACCATCAGGTCTTCCTTGACCTCAACCATTCGCTCATCAATCGAGGAACGAAACTTCTCCAACTCAGAGCGCACCTTAATGACTTCTGGATCATCAGGAAACTCCACCATCTTGGATTCCAGTCCACCGATCCATGCATCCCGCAAACCTTCTAGGTATCCGTCCTTACTCCACTCGTCAGACTCAGCCAGTTCAGACTCAGCAGACATTTCCGCCTTGTATAACTGCTCTGCTATGGCGTACTGAATGAGGTCTTCCCTCTCAGGAATATCATCTACATCAGAAACTAAAGACATATATTCAGGGTCATCCGACCCCTTGCGCATAGCAAGAATTCTCGCCCTCGCTGCATTAGCCTGCTTCATGGCATTAGAATGATCAATTGGATTTAACTTCTGCACCCACACCTTGACAGGTGGCTCAGCGTTACCATTGTCATCCACCGCACCATCATCAAACTCAACTTCTTTGCCGACCACATATAGGTCCGAAAGACGCCTTCTACTCTTAGCCATTTTGCTCCTATAACCCTTTGACCTTTCGGTCACCTAATATATCTTCGACAGTTTAGCATGTAAAATACAAGAACCCCCGGCCAAGCCGAGGGTTCTCGCTATTATGGTTGGATTTCTTATCGCTCGCCTCTATAGACCAGCAAGTTTCCACCATCAGACTCCCAATCGAAGGTAACAGTCAACTTCTCCTGAACCCTTCCCTGGATAGCAGGAACAGTAAATCTGGCATCCTCAACGTAGAATGTCTTAAGACGGGCACCAGTGTCAGGATTACTAATTCTAACTTCCAAGTCTAGAGGAATGCTGGTGAACGGACCAATTACCTGTCCGGCAGAAACGTTAGCAACCTCACGAATTCTTTCGAACAGTTCAGTTGGGTTCTGAGGCTTTAGAACGATGTTACCCGTTACCTCAGGAACGTCATAGTCAGAAGAAACGAAGTGATAGTTACCAAACTCTTCGTCATTCTCAAGATTCACTCGCCAGTTAATTTCTGCAGACTGAACGCTTGCCCACCTTCCAAGGCTTACATCGCCAACGTAAACATCAATGTCCTTACCACGAACAGCAGCAGGCTTGACAGAAACGCCCTGGTGGACAGCCTGGTTGTATGTTGCTGCGGCTGCCGAACCATAGATGACCTTGATGATCGCACCCGTTGGAGGGGCAACGGTCAAAGTAACAGCAGTGGCCGTGTCGGTGTAGTCCACCCCATGGAACAGGCGCTTGTAGGTACCATCTGGCATCGTGTAGCATACGCCTAGAGCGTAAATTGTCTCACCGTTCTCATTGTACGGTAGAGCCGTATTAGCGAGGGTGTAAGGACCAGTACCAGCAAGAGCGAACTCCTGGTAGTACGGGGTTCCTGGTACATAGTAAATCGAGTCACCCCTGAACGTAAACGCCTGGGTAGCATTCTGACGCAGACCGAACCTATAAGATGCACTCTCTAGAGTAAGATACGGCAACGCAACACCACGAACAGTAGTGAATAGATTGGCGTTCTTGTACGGTGAAATCATGTCAAGAGGGACAGCCCTCTTTAGGTCGATGAAGTCGCCATCATTGACAGTAGTAGGATCGCTGTCAACAATAAGTGCTTCAATCTCAGTTGAAACGTCGAAACTCTCAAGATCGAATGAAAGATCAGGAATGTCACGAACCGTGGCTACCGTCTGGTAATTACCAAGTTCATAAATCTTTTCCTGAGGAATGTTCAGGCTTGAGACTCCACCAGTCTGAATACGGTCCACAATGAACCCGTATGCATCATGTAGAATCTGACCACTTCGAATAGCCATAGATATTTAACCCTCCGTGCGTATGATTGCTATTTCCATTCGCACGAATAATATACTATTCATGCACCTGTCATACTGCATCCTATAGGGAATATCGGCAGAACAAGAGTCTATTTTACTTTGCTTTAGCCTGGATTCTTCGTGCCACCGGGCCTCTGTTCTTTGTCCTAGCCATTCGTGACCAATTTTGATACATCTTTAGGTATTCCTGTGGCAATGCTCTAGCCATTTCTTCTACGCCTGCATCCAAGAAATTTCTAGCCCTTGTTCCTTGAGTTGGGATATTTGCCACCTTGCCGGTTGGGAAGAACTTATCTACAGAGAATCCACCACCCGTTTTGTTGCTTCTAAAAGAACCACCAGCAGTTCTCCAATATCCTTCTGGCATCAAAATATTAGGGCTAGCAAAACCCTGAGAACGCAATGTAAAGTTTGCACCACCAGCAAGCCGAACAGCATGGGTGCCACCCTGTCTGCCTGCCCTGGGACCAGCACCGAAGTTCAACCTACCCCAATGTCGGGCTTCTTTGTTCAGCCGTGTAATATTACCGTATGCAATACCGTTAGCAGACGCTAGAACAAAATCGGGATCATTTAGTACGTTTCCCAATCTTCCTGTTAGTCGACTTTTAGGTCTATAACCACGTATTGCAGAGTGACCAGGGTTAAGAGTAGATTCGTACTGCTGTAGCATCGCCCGCTGTGCTCTATCAGCAACTCGCTCATGGGCGTGGGCTAATGCAGGTCGTGATCCTCTTAGATTGCTCAAGAAAACTGCTTCTAATTCCTGAGAAGCCTGCTTACCTACAGTATCAGCAATAGACTCAATAATCTGTGGGACTATATCCGCAATAGTGGTAGTAATTCCATATGTACTAGTATTACTTACACGCTTTTGAATGTTAGTGTAGGCGCCAGGGGTTACCCGCTGGCCCTGTCTAATACGTTCAGAAGACCTACTATTGAATGTCACCATTAGTTATGTAATCGTATATCTTCTCGATCTTATCAAGGTACAACTCGTTGTATGACCCACCTGATTCCAGGCAATCGGCTGCAAGGGCGTACAGGTCGTTAATCTGATCCAGTATCACCTTTCGCAACTTGTTACTAACCTGATCAGGTAAATACTGGTCACACTCATTGTCTTTTACACCTAAGATCGTAGCGATCACCCTATCTCGCCTTCTTGCCAGAAGGTCAAGTAAAACTCCCTGTTCCATACTACCCCTTATGCGTCGTTTTCATTACCGTAGAAATCGACTACCGTAAACCTACAAGTATACCAATACTTTTGCCATCCATTAGGGAATCCGCGCCCTTTATCAACAACCACATCTTCTATTTCACACGTACCTATGGATACAGCAGGGGTCTGTGATAGATCGACTATCTCCAAGACCGGATATGTCCTGCTTATAGACGGCATCCTACCTTCTAAGATGGCCTTTACGTCGTTGATCAGATGGACACCCAACGAACGGTTCTCGGCATAGAAATCTACGTAAAAGGTCCAAGAATGCGATGCATAGTTCGAACCCATTTCCTCATCTTCTGAATCTAGGTCTTCATCAGATAGCGCCAATGTGTTGATTGGAACCTCTGTTGCTTCCTCATCCACGGGATCAGGGGTGAAGTTAATCGGCTTGTGTTCCCTAGCGGAATCAAACCAGCCCAACTCGTCCAAAGACGAGTAAAGCATGTTATACAGATTGTCTAAAACAAGTCTAGCCCTGAATCCACCTACATACGTTGTCATTATCCCTCATCCTGTGCAGTTACATATATAGTATATACAGTAACACCGAACAACCCCACCGGAGGTCCCACGAAGTTCTTTACGTAGGTATTCCCATCTAGAATTACAAAATCTGCCCCCTCCACCAAGGCATATTCCTCGTCAAGAATAGTTATTTCAGCCTTCGCTGCCTGGAATACACCCGCAGCGGTACCAGTGTTAGTTCCTGGGAAGAACTCCACAGCCACAGGAACTTCCACGTCTGGATGAGAAGCAACAATCTCCGCAGTTTGTCCCCAATCATAAGGCTTACCCCTTGGGTCAGAAACCTCATAAGACTTATGCTCCTTCCAGCGAAAAGTGGCGCGCTCGTTAGACGCCTCTGGCTTTCCCATGTTCATAGCAAAGCGTACTGCATCCCTGAACTCCGCAGCATTGAATCCTGCATCGGTACCAGCCATTTATTACCCCCACCAGTAGGTCATGCCCTCGGTCATCGAATTAGTTCTACTGATCAGAGCATCGAAGTAATAAACCGACGTGTTGTATGTTGCCTTGAGCGACGTTAGAAGATCGTTCTGCTTATCTCTCAGGTCCTTGAGAATTTCAGTAAGAACGTTCGCTGACTGCTGAGTCTCGTACTCAACTGGACCAGCCTTAGACCTGAATTGGGTCTTAAGGTTCATAAGGTGCCGGTAGATGATGTGATATCCAGCAAAGAAGATGATCAACTGTTGCATGTCCCTTGAGAGGTCTTCGCCTCCGACATTAATCGGAGTTACTATCCCATCTGTCTCTGAGTATTCAGAAAGAATCCCGATTTCAAGGCGAATGCGCCAGAATGCATCCGACAAGTACCCTAGCCATGCATCATCATTGGCTGCGGGGAATAGGTCTGAACCGGGAGGATTGACTTCTCGCTTCACTGGTTCTATTAGATTTCCTAGATCAACGGCCATATGTTACTCCTTACACCAAGTCAGCCCGAAGACGTATGGTCGCGTATTCCCAAGAGGTAAAAGCGATTCCAGTTAAAGTACACTTTGCTCGATAAGCCCCAGGATCAGCCGAGGTTGTATCCCAATCGTAATACCAAAAAAGAGATGTGGCGTCATAAGCCATATCTGCATCATCTACAACAACGGTATTGTCAGAGTCATATATACTAATCTTGGCGGCAGTCACTTCTTCATCTGTTAAAGCGCGCTCGTCGTAATCCTTAGCAGAAGTTTTCACCCTGACTGTCTCACCCACAAATAGTGGCATATTTCCCCTTAAATCACTTGTGTTAGAACTTGTGCTTGATCCAAGTTATCCGAAGCAACTCCCACACCTAGCGATTCGACTTCGATCAGCATATCTATCGTTGCCGCCTCTGTGTATATTATTCGGTTCAAAACCTCTACAGTCTGAGTTAAACCAGTCAACATAGGTTGGACTACAACACTAGACGCCTGTGCAAGCAAGTTTTTCCCGTTAAGTTGTACGTCGGGCTCTCTACCAAGAGATTCTAACTCCAACTTCATGGTGATGGATTCGACAGTAGCATCATGTTGGAACACCGCTACGATATGATTCACTACCCAAGAAGTTACACTCTGTATAATCTCCCTTATCTTACCTGCACGCAGACTAAATGTAGATACTGTAGATAAAGTTCCTGATAGATATACATACAGCAACTTGTAGTATAGTCCAGTTACATGTATAGAACCAGCAAGAGTCTTGATGCTCAGCCTTTGAATTGTAGAACTAGGTGAGATATGTCCTGATATGACTTTGAAGAAGGACCTAATGAAGTTGCGGTCTATGTCTATCTCAGCAAGAAACTGCTTCTGAATGGCCCTTTCTAAGAAGCCTATAGTTTGCAAGTTTCCAGACATGAACTGCTGACCAGATTTTGCCACCTGTCCAGTTAGACCAATTACTCCCGAAAACAGCATATATCGTTGGGCTATCAAGGAAGCCAAGTTTCCTTGCAATCCTATAGTTGCGGGGAGTAATCTCATATAGACGTATATTTTTGAGAACGTCCCTGATGTAACTATGGCCGATTGCATGAACCTGCTGTAACGACCAGTGAGAGATACCCCACCAGAAGTCCCAGCATTGCCCCCTGTGAGCCTCTGTGCGCCCTTTAACAGACTTCCAGCAGTCGTTAAGCCACCAAGGAGAGTCTTTACCTTATTCAGCCTTCTAGAGAAGGTTGCCGAACTAGCAATGGAGCCAACATAAAAAGTCCTGGCCCGCCTAACCAACTCACCAGTTCCCACAATCTCGGCTGCAAGGGAGATGGCGAACTGTAATGCCCCAACGTACAGACCCTCTGGTACCAAAACTCCTGAGAAAGCGAGTATCGGCTTTCTGTAAAGTTGTGCCACTGCTGGCTGAACGCCATAAAGTACCTTAGTCACAAAGATAGACTTGGTGCTAGATGAGGCCAGACTCGAAAGAAATCTAACCGAAACTCTTTTAATTAGCGTTGATTGAGAAGAAATCAGAGATGTAAAGAATAATCCGAAAAGTTTCCTCATCTCTCCTGTAGGCCCCAACACCCCATATCTGTGTATGGCTGTTGACCGGGAAAGTTGCCCCGATCCCAAGATGGTTGAGGTCTTAACTAGGTTCGGAAGCCGAAGCAACTGCCCGGTTGGGACAATCGACCCAGCCGTCAGCACTCCTATACCTCGGAACAGGGAACCGCTGGACGAGATAAATCCTTCTTTGGAAAGGAGGATTCTTCTCACTAGATTAGATGAACTAGCGATAGAAGCCAACAGGTTTAAGACCACCAGACGGGTCAACACAGCAGCGGTTAACACAGAGCCAGTGATCAAACGACCTAGCGACTTTCGATTCTCTCCTGTTGGAAGAACCGAAGACGCCATGAGCAGCCTAGCGATCTTGACTAGGTTTCCAGAAGACGGGATTCCACCAGTTAGCAGAATCGCATTGCCCAAGAGGGCAGGTCCAGTCTCCCTAAGGATTACGTCAGAGGGCGCGGCGGGACCACCAGGCATAGATTGATCATGGAGGTATACGTCGGCAGCCACACTAGTTGATCGGCACTAAACTAGACATTATTGTGGCTCAGGAGATACAAGATCACTCACTCCATGAATTTGAGGACTTACACCCGTTCTAGACAAGACATAATACTCGTACGGATCGGCTGCGTCCCTGACGAACGAGAACGATCCATCTATGTCACTTGTAGTTTCAGCAATCAAAACATCATCATCAGCCCTAAAGAGTTTTACGAGGGCACCAGAAACAATATCGCCATCGCCATCATATGTCACACCCCGAACCTCATGAGTAGGAGTAGACAAAGGCCAATCTGGAACGCCAGCAGCCACCGGAAGATCGTCTATAGGCAATTCGATTCTACCTGGAAGCATCAATCCTATTCCATTAACCGAATCCAACCGAACGAATATAATTCTTCGTATAAAGTCAGAAATACCAATACCGTTAACTTCATCAGATCGGAATGCTTCCAATACTCTAGAAAAACTAGTTTGCCCAATACCAAGTACAGATTCAACAGGTCGCGTGCGAACTGTCCGACTCGAAACACCAATAGAATTGGCTGTATCTTCTCGCTTTAGGATAAGGGATCGGTCAAAAGAAGTGACTCCTACTGCCTGAGTTGGTCTAACCGCTTTTACTTCTCTAGTTGAACTAGGAACTCCGGTTGCGGTAACAGAGTCGTTACGAAAAGTGGTCCATACCCTGCTAAACGAAGGAACCCCAATACCGTTGATCAGCCGAAACAGGCTCAAGGCAGCAGACTCGGTTACCTGTCCCACCCCTGACATAATTCGCAAAGGACGAAGGCGAGCAGCACGAGAAGTTGTGCCAACTGCGGTTGTTGAGACAGGAAGTTTCCTTGTCCGACGAGTAGATAAAATTTGCCCTACATGATCTACAATTCTAATTGCCCTAACAACTATAACCATTTTAGAGGTTTGTGCTATAGCATTTACCGCCTCAATAGGACGCGCCCTTGCCAAAATCTTTAGGGGTTCTCCCGTGCCGGTGCCAGACTGCGCTTCCCGACAAACCTGTTTTAGTCCTGTAGCACTATCAAAAACTATTTTGGCGTTATCGTTATCCACTCTCATAAAGTAGGTGTAAGTCGTCGTACCGGTAACTGGATTTGGTATCGTAACCGTATTAACACCGTTCTGAATGAAAAGGACCGATCCTTGAGGGAATTCGACGTAATCAACTGTTGCTGTTCCGCTAGCAGCGGCACTGGTTACGTTAGCGTTAACCTTAGCGTAGGAAAATGTTGTACCAAAGCCGGTATTCGCCACAGCCGTAATAGTGTGAACACCGTCGAAGACGGGATCACCGATAGATACTGTGACTAACATACCTACCTGAAATTTCGTGGCAGTTGAGGTCGTTAGCGTCGCGACGTTGCTTGTCAGCGCCTTATTAGTGACTGTACGAGTACCGCCCCAAGTAAAGGTGGCAGTGATGGTCTTATAAGTTCCCGCATCACCACCAATTGTGCTAACATTCCATGTCACTACTCCACCAGGGGAATCAGCAGCAATGAGCACAGCGGTATTGGTAGTTAAATCCAGCGCCCATAAAGAGCAGGGCCAACCTACTTGAAAAGTAGATGTATTATCAACGCCTGTGGCTGCTTTAGTAACCGTTGCATCAAAAGTGAACGTAGCAGTTCCTGCGGGCAAAACAACATTGCACCGCGTATCATCAGTTGGTGTCACATCGCTAAGCGGAAGCGCCCAACCCTTGTTCTGGTTCACCCAAGGGTTGACAGTTGTTGTTCCTAAGGCAGTACCAGGGTCGAAACACCGAGTCTGATTATCTTGTGTGTGAGTAGCCTGTACGCTCTGTGTAGAGTCGTTAGTTCCACCATTGATATCATCTAGATTGCGAATATCAATTCCGGCTCCGGTGTCAATAGTGGTCGCGTTTCTAAGGAACAGAGTCAACGACCTCTCTATTGTCACTTAAACCTCCGCTGTATTCACCTGCGTTGTAGCAACAACAAGCCTTCGTGCACCTGGAACTTTAGAAGTAAAAGATACCGTCCACCCAGGCTCTGGATTGGTTATAAGGTTCTGAATACGTTGTTCCATGATCTGGTATTCAGCAGGCGTATCCATGACGAAAGTATATGTTGAAGTAACCGTGCTCCGAACTGTCATGCTTACTCCATTGGGACAAATGAACCGCCATCAACGTCAACAGGATAAGTGGCAACGTCAACCACAGGAGTAGCCTGCGGTGGTGGCGCATCTACCACGCTTACACTTACGCTTATCAATTCATCCGAACCATTGACTACACCGTGCCCAGGAGTTGCCCTACCAGCAACACGGATCACCATATAGTCTTCATCGGTTCCTACGGCCTCTACCAATGCAGCAACAGCAACACGTGCAGCATCAAGGTGATCCTGAATCTCACTTGAAGGACTTACACGATCAGCATATCCAGTGATAGCCTGATTTGCTCTATCTACAGCATCAGACTTTGAACACAATATCGTAGCAATAGCATATGGCAAAGATTCATCTACAGTAATATTTTCATATTCTGTGAATTCAGTTAATTCAGTCTCGGTATTACTCATTATTCACTCACGTCCTTCTGAACCATCTGAATGGTAAACTCTACTCTGTCACCAGTTTCAATGTTAAGAGTAGATAGGGTTCCTCTAATCAACATAGTTCCAGAAGAGGAAGCAGTAAACACGCCAAATTCATTAACAGTTCTGTTTCCAGTAGCGGTTACTTCCCATAAATATTGGATCGTATTGGCTGCGGGCTGGCTAATGGTCGTAGCCACTCGCGCTTCTGCGTTTTCGGAAACAAGAGCAGTCTGGCCTACAGCAGGAGCGGTTGCAGATGAGCCCCATGCTCCATAATACGTAGTAGCCTGGGCTCCACGTGTTGCGGGGTCTAGAACGTCAATAACATGTGCCTGACCAGCATCGGTATAAACAATAGCCATTATTCTCCCTCAACGATAATGTCAGAAATTGGAATTTCCACGATTTCGTATGAGCCGTCAGGCTTGGTTACCTTTACCTGTGCAAACGCAGGAGCGAATGCAAGATTAGACGCCACTTCACCATTTTCCTGAGACTTATCCATATTTCTCCATATCGGTGTAGAGAGATAGATTACTTAGGTGTAACAGCCTTAGGGACTTCTACGTCATCAGACAAGGCTCGCTTGCCCATGCCAGGAATCTCTGGACGTGGGGTAACAGCCTCAATGCGATCTTCGATTGCAGCAATCTGACGTACAGTAACGTTATCCAACCCATCGGCTACTTCACGAATGCGCTCTAGGGTATTAAGGTTGGTAACCTCACCCAACTTAGCCTCAAACGCCTTAACACTCTTGACCTTGAAGAGTTCGTTAATGTCACTCTCGGCCATCATGTTCGGGTTGTTGGCGAACATAGCGCCATCTTCATCGCCATCTAGCAGTCTAACCACGTTCAACGTCCCATTCTGGAAAATGTCCAACTCTTCGTTGGCTGCGCGGTCCTGGTTCAGGACCCTCTCTTCCCTCGTTAAACTGAACTTACGCCCACCAGCAACCAACTGAGTATATTCCTTACCCAACTGGTCGTACTTGAGGATAGACACCTTACCTCTGGTGACATTCTCCCAAGTTTCAAGTTCCTTCTTCTCAATCATTTCTTATCTCCCATTAGTGAATCCTAGTCCTTCATCAGACTATAACACAAAAGAAAGGTGCCACTGTGATTAGCGGCACCTTTCTTTAGATTTTTCACAACTACTTAGTAGTTGTTATTACGGAGTGATCGCAGTATCGACAATCCTACGAAGACGCTCAGGACGGTGAACAACGCCACCAAAGTCCCTACGTGCTAGATAGTGCCAATACCAGTTATCCTCTTCGATCCATTCCTTGGACAGCAACCCGCCCCAAAAGGCGAACTTGCTTGCGTCCCTACCTACGACATACAACTCGTTGGCTGGGAAGAATGAAACGTCAGCGTCATCCTTGTAGTTAGTCAAGGTGATGATACGAGCGCCCCTGTAAACTCCGAGAACTCCACGGCGGAGCAAGTCCTCGTTGGTTTCAGGAGTGAAGCCCGTATAGGTACCACCCTGAGTCAACTCGTCAATGATCTGGTCGGTCATAGTGCTTCGGCCGATGATTGCGACATTGAAGTCCCTGGACTCGTCACGAACCTCACGGAGGGCCGTGTTAAGTGCAGTCATGCTCAGACCAGCGCCGGAGGCGTAGTATGGGCTTGAGGACGGAATGGCGGTCTGGAACAACCTCAGCATACGGGCGTTAACTTCTGCGTCCATGCGCTGTACTGATAGGTCGACCAAAGTTGCCTGAGTTTCTGCGAAGTTGGTGCGCAACTTGTCTTCAAACTCGTACACGTGGAAACCAATGGTATCACGTGGGAGTTCCATGACGTTCGCACGCATGGTGCTGGCCTCGATGTATCCACCGCGGGCAACCCAAAACGCACGCAAGCCGCGTACTTCCTTAACAAACACTCTTCCATCGAAGGGAGCGTTCTCAACCGTAGTCATAAGACCTAGGAGGTTTTCATGCTGGAAACCTTCATAGATGGTTTCCGTCAACTCCTGAGCCATAGAACGACGCCAAGTTGGGTTATCCCAATTCTCAAACGCTTCCTTGTTAGCCGCATCAATCTTGGCGCGAAGTTCCTTGCGCTCATCATTTGAACGACCGTATAGATCGGTCATAGTTGTGTTAGCCATTACTTCACCCCCTCTCTTAGAATGTCATCCGTGCTTCGACTTCACCACGGGCCGTATCGACCTTAGTGATGACTAGCCAAGCCTCACCGACAGTAGCAGTTTCTGCCCAATAACCGTCAGTGGTATCACCGACGCCAGGAGTCAGATAGTCTCCAACAGCAAGACCAGTAAGGTTTGCAGGTGCGACGAAGACCTTACCATCGTATTCACGAGTGTTAAGGAATGTCTCATCTACAGTGTTCCTAAGAACAACCTTGATTTCGGTTCCACTTACAACCTGAACGGCTGCGCCAAGAGGAATCGTGTCCTTGTCGGAGTAGACGGTCAAGAACGGATCATCGCCAGCAAAAGCAGCGGGAGCGTACTCGTAGACCGCAATACCATGAACCCCACTTACAGGGACGGTTGCACCGGTTACAAGAGCAACCTTTGCACGTCCACCAGCATCTAGGGCAGCAGCGCCATCAAGCGCAACAGGTGCGCCGATTGCGATGGCAGTTCCAGTCGTTGGGACTGAGAACCTACCACTACGCTGTCCATGAACAGGGGGTACTCTGAATTCAAAGTTTCTACCGTAATTACTCATTTATTGCCCCCCTCTCTTACAGGGTCCTAGGGTCAATGCCCTGATTGCGGAAAGACAGAACATCACGAATTGCGCTCTTAGAGCCCGTATCGGAGCGGTTTGCCTGCATTGCAGTTGCAGCAGGAACCTGAGCCTCAACCGCATCAGCGGCGTTAGCGAGTTCCTTCTTTAGACCAAGTGCCTTCCAGTCAGCAATAGCCGCCTCAAAGTCCTCATCTGAAAGTTGTGCCCAAGCGTCTGCACGCTCTACGAGGTATTCCTCAGGGAATGAGGCAACCTCGCGAACCTTCTCAAGACGCTCATCACGTCGAGCGGCAATTTCAGCCTGAGCCTCTGCCTCAGCCTTTGCGGCTTCAAGGTAGGCGACTAGGGCCTCATACTGCTCCTTGTGACTCTGAGCCTCTAGAACGGCACCATCCAACTTACTCTCAAGTTCCTTAACCTGCTCGGTTAGAGCAGCAGTAGCCTCAGCAACCTTGCCCTCAAAAGCAGACTGTTCAGTCTGCGTCTTTAGGGTAGTAATCTGAGTCTCAAGGTCCTTGGTAGCATTTGCAATGGCGACATTCAACTCATCTTCTGTATAAGTCTTGTCCACGCTACCTCCTTCGGGGTTACTGAGACTTGCAACGGAAACATTGCAAAAAGCACACGATTCTTTATCGTGACTAGCACCTTCTGGCTTTATATTCAGAAGTTCATCGTGTATATCTTTAAGTTCCATCGAGAAAGTCATCGGATTTCACCTTGCCTTTATTAAACTTTTTGTCTCAAACCTTGGTACGCAAGAGAACTTGACCCATCATATACTCCCATTCCTGTGGAGAAAGATGTGGACTTTCCTCCTTGAATGAGTTGTAAAGATGCTCAGCCTGAGTAGCGTGTTCCTTCACCATGCCAGAAAGATCACGAATTTCAGCACCAGACCAACCCGGCTTAACAGGTGGAATAAGTAGAGCACCGGCCAAGAAGTGAGGCTTATCAAGCCTCTTGGCTGCCGTATCGCCATTGATGTGATCACAGTATGAGGAACTCTTAGGACCAGCATAGGCAAATGTCTGACCGCAGCCAGTTTCGCCGTGACAAGTCACAGATTCTGATACGCACTCCATGCTAAAGAACAACTGTCCCATAGCGTGGGCTGCCTCGACCAGACCTAGTTCCTCAGGGAAGTAATACTTCCAGAAAACTCCTAGAGCCTCAATGTACGGGTTAACCCCCGCAGCGGCAGCATCACCGGCTGGATACATCATTTCAGTGTCGACAAATGCTCCTACCACTTTATGCTGGTGATGCAGCATATTCATGGGAGCGTACGTAATTGTCTTCTGAGAGGCTCTAAGATCAGGTAGAGTCCACAACTGACCGTTATTGTTGGCGTTGTCAGCCTCTACATACTTACCTAACACCCACTTATAGGCGGGGTTAAAGTGTATCTTGCGCTCGGCCCATGCGGTATCACGATCATTCTCAATCAGATACGCTCTGGCACCCAAGAAGATAGACTTTTCTCCTTCATAAACGAACATTTAATCGGCCTTCTTTCTAGGGTTACGTGGAGCCTGTCCCTGACCGGAACCCGGCGCAGACCCACCACCATTGCGATTTCCACCACCGGCTCGACCACCGGCTTTTCTCTGTACGTTTACATCGGTCGTACCAGCGGGCTTATTTTGCGGGCCAGCATTAGGGTCACCATTGAATGGAACGATAGTCTCAAAAATCTTGTCGTACTTCTCACGCTCGCGCTCACGCTTGCGGGCTTCGTCAGCCTGGTCATAGTCCATCTCAGACAGCATGGAATCCCTAGACAAGTCGCCTCTATCCCTCAAGTCCTGCAAGAAGGCGGCAACAGTAGCGTCGAAGTCCAGAGCGATGCGCTTTGGATGGAACGTCAATTTTGCCTCTTCATTCAACTCGTCATTCGTATCGAACATTCTATTGAAGACATGTGCCTCAAGAGAACGGCGCAACATGTGACGGCGACCTTCCATACCTCGGGCAATGATCCTGGTCAACTTCAAAGAGTCATCTGACTGCGCTCCGGTCGTTGACCCGCCAAGAACGAACATTCCATACATACGTGCAGTAATACGAGCATCAAGAATGTTGTATCTGGCAGGCAGAAGGGTTGCGTCCTGAGAGGGAGTGATAATTTCTATTTCAAGCCTGTGATCACCAATAATAACCGGGACTCTAGAGAGAATCTTGGTCTGATTAGCAAGAGCAGCAAGTTCTGACGGCTCAGCAGGGAGTTGGTCAGTACCCTTCTTGATAAGGATGATGAAGTTCGTTCCACCGATAAGGTGGGCACGGTCCATCTGCCTCAATTGATTCTTCAAGTCAAGGAGTTCGAAGACACTTCGCATCCTCACAGAAGCGAACTTCTCATAACTGGCCTTTGTCGCCGTATGGCGCCACACAGTTAGTGGATTCATAAGGTACAGGCGATCTACTGGGATTCCCAGGTCTGCCAACTCTGCTCTCTCAGAAGGGCCAGGAATATACTTCTTGACCAAGACCTGACGAGCGAAAGCGTCATCTCCCTCGCCGTTAATCGCCTTGTTAATCTCGTCAACTTCACCACGATTGGCGATATAAGCCAACTGGTCGCGATTGAAAACTGTGTTTCCTACAGGGACAACCTTAAGCGGGTCCAGAAGCGCCATGGCTACAGGGACATTAAGGTTAGGAAATTGCTTCTTACGCTTAACGCCCTTCTTTGAGCGCCCACGAACCTTATACGACTTCTTTCCCCACCAAGTTACGCAGTAGAACTGACCATAAATAGCAAGATCACGCCACATTTCTCTGAGCCTTGCATCAAGATCAATGTTGGCTGCGACCTGATTCCAGATATCTTCTTCTTCGTCATCGTCGCACTCAAAGGTCATCTTGGAAAAAGCAAGAGACTCGCTTGTGTCCAAGAATCCACCCACAACGTCATCGCTTACAGAAGCGTCATAGGCGACTCTAAACTGATCGTAGATGTTGGCAGGCGTCACGTAGCGGTCCCTCTCCACCAACGAACCGCTACGTGACTGGTGAATATTTTGCCCCCACTTCACCATCGCTGCTACTTCGGGTGCCTGAACGCTCAGGGCGTTAAAGATTTCGGGTGTGCCTAACCCGCTCTCGTTAACAACGACGGCTCCGTGCTCATCGTCAAACCATATTTCGCTTCCAGCCACCGAAGTAGTCATTATACGTTACCTACCATCCTTAGGTCGAACTCACGAATTGCCTGAATTCGACTGTGAAGTTTGAACTGCCTATCACATTCTTCCAAGAAAGGATCAATCTCTCTTGTTCTGAATGCTGCTGCTCGTCTTGTTTCATTTCGCACAAGCATCGTACGCATCTCGGAGGCTCTTGCAGACAAAGCCGACAAGGATGAAAACACCTGATCTGGCTCCATTTGGTGAAAGTCCCGAATAACTGAATAGTATTCTAATATCTCCTGCTGCCATGATTCGATTGAATCACGTTTTCTAATGTTCGTAGATACTTGCGGTTCGTTTGTAGCAGATTCTAGAGTTAACTCTGGCATTCCTATCCCTTTATCGGAGTTTGAGCCTAAAATTCAAGAAAAATGTCTACGACGGGCTTTTTCGCCTCTGGTTTCGTAGCCATAAATTGTTCAATAGGCGTCTGAGCCATGCCTAGAACTGCCATTCTGGCAGCATCCAAGGCGTGGAACTTTCCTTTGTTGTATTCCTTGCGACCGTAGATGTTCTGGCTGTCCCTCACAACCGTATAAGTCTGTCCCTGGAACTCCCCAATAAGGTCACGGTCCCATGGCAATATTATACGCTTATTATCGACCATATCTCGCAAAACATCGGACGCATATTCTACAACATTACGATAAATTCCTGCTTCCTTGGCTACCTCATCAGGCAGAGCATGTTCATCCTCTTTTTTGGAGTCGTCAAAGTCTACGAGAATCTTTTCTGAGTAGCCGTATCCACGAATGATATCCAGATACTTCTTTTGATTTTCCTGCTGAACCTGCTGGAACAGCGGCAGACCAACACCGGTTTTGTCCAAGGAGAAGGCAACGGGTTTGTACCAGTCGATTATGAACTTGATAGCCTCTACTTGATCAGGGTGACTGATTCGCTCCAAGTGGACGCGAGTAAGCAACTTCAAAACTGGCTTTTCGTTTTTGTATTCAGACTCAGCGAAGACGAGAATTTCTGACGGGTGGTTTGTGTAACCTACGTCCATTCCAGCCCAATAACGCTTGTACTTCTTGTGAGACTGTGGGAAGTCTAAGAAGTCTGCTATATCGCCACCACGGTCTTGGAGCATTTCGTGGTTTATACGAAGATGGTTGTACTCAACCTCGTTGTAGTTGGAAGAAAGATTCTCGTCACAGCACTGCATGAGTCTGTGCAGCACGAACAGCGGGCTAGTAGAGTCACCGTGCTCGCCAAGAACGTTTCTACGGTAATCGGGGTGATCCCTAGAACCATACTCTTCCATCTTCTGCTCACGCTCTAAGTCCGACCAGTGCGGATACGGACGGTGCATAGCCGTGTACCTGTGAACGGTCCAACCTGAGTTTGGCTGCGTGACCACGAAGAAGTCGTCGCGCACTCCCCTGGTTACGCCGTGGGCGCGCCACATGGAACCCTCTGATCCTCGCTTAACGGTTTCCCTCAGTTCTGTCCAGCCAGCCTTAGGATAGTCCTGAGCCTCGTCTAACTCCAACCAGATAGGGTGGATACCCTTTACGCCCTTTCCATCCTTCTGCGGGATGCGACCAAGGATACGAGAACCATTCAAGAAGTCCATCTGGAATGGGCGGTGAGTTGTTCCGGCGTACTGACCTCTCGGCAGCATCAGCCTACCCAGCCGAATCGTGTGGAACAGATTCTCCACCAAACCAGTAATAGGGCTCAAATGGTTCAATTCAGGCGCAGTAATTACCATTTCTTGGCCGGGATGAAGGAACGGGAATGCAAAGGCTCGTATCTTAATAGACATGGATTTTCCGACAGAACGAGCGCACTGGTCGATCTGCCTCTGAGCACCATTACGGAACCAGGCCCACTGATACGGCCACGCACGCCAGCATCCACTTCCCTGTTCCTCATCTCGGAAGCAGAACTCTGCCAAGTCCAGTCCAGATGGATCGCTTAGAATTGCCCATAGATACGCTTCTTCTTCACTTAAAGCCTCTAGCACAGACATTAGACTACGCCTCCCTTCGTTAACTTGCGAAAGAAGAATACACTGCTTTCAGGGGAATCCAATAACTGACTAGTGACAAAAGCAGTTACGTAAGCCACCCTGTATTCCAAGAAATACCCAGGCTGTTTGTTAAAGGCTTTGGCAATCTGTTCCATGGCCCAAGCATCGGGGGTAGCCTTACCTTCTAGCAATCGGTAAACCTGATTTCGGTCTATCCCCGTCTTGGCTGCGACGGCCCTGATGGACTTACCCTTGGTAAGCACCTTGAATGCCTCATTGAAGGGACTCATAGTGTAGTCCTCACCTAGAAGTTCACGCAGGCGTTGCTCTGCCAAGTGCCTGTCGACAGCAGCACGCTTTCCCGGTCTGCCAGGCTCGGCTAGGTCAGCCTTTATGATATCCCCGATAATTCTACCGGCCAAAGTCGGATCAGCGGAGAAGGACTTCCTCCAATCCAGTCCACCAACAGATGGGAACTGCTTGTGGATGATCTTTAGGCGTTCAGCCCATACGATCTTTTTGCCATCAGGAGATTTGAACTCGGTAAGGTCCATAGTCATTAGATTTCGCGCACCCAATACTTATGTTCCTTCTCCCTGAAATGCTCATCAATAGCATCATACTCAGGAATAGCAATATTGCGAATCCACTCAATGATATCCTTCTCTTCGATATCTTGCTCAATCCGTTCATCAGGAGAGCAGCCATCGTGGAAGTGAATAAGCGACTTCAACTCGTTGAATAGAGTAAGCGCCTTAGTGAGTTGAGCCTCTCGCACCACACCGAATTCCTTCGCTCGTCTACGAAGGTTAGCGATATAATCGACTACTGACTCACCCTTTTCTCTGTCTCTGGTTACTTTATCTATTCCAAGAGACTTCTTGAGAAGTCGAATCTCTTTTGAGTAATCGTTGAAGGACTTCTTGACCCCATCAAGGTCAATCAAGTTCCCATCATAGTCTCGCTCTGTTAGGAGCCAGTTACCCCAGCGCCAGGTGAGCAATTCGTTTTGTAAGAGTCGGTCAATGTCCTGCAAGTCAGTAACGTTGCTGAAATGATTGTCAGCCATATAGCGAGTTACCTTATCAGTAAAGTAATCTCGCTCGGCCTCATTCATCACAGGAAAGTCAGCCCCCGATACTCCGGTTACTGTCGGCCCCTCAGTTTCCTGTGAAGAATCATCAATAAAATCATCCATACTTGACATAATACACCATAGTCGGGCAGTATGTCTTTAGAATTGAGACATTTTTAGACTAAATCACAAATTTCTCCACGAATTCTAACCAAAACTCCTTCTTCGGTATCCATTCGTTCGGGCGAGTTAAACGTTAATTTCGTAACGTACTTTGGCCCGTCATCTATAAGAGCGCCAGCGTCTACAAGACCATCTATAAGGGCTTTTACCACAGGGAAACACCCACCTGTATCCTGCAACAGCCGCTTGATCTTAGGAGTAGCCTCGACCTCTAAGATGTGGCAAAAAGGAACATCTACCTTCTGAGCCTCTTCACGCATTTGAGTGCGCAACTTCTTAACCCTAGAAGCCCGCCAATGCCAGCCACGTTTGCGTTCCTCATTGGTGGTCCACACACGGCATGGAATCCAGAAGGAATAGTCAATGCTATTCATCACACATTTTGGCTGCCAGGCCAAGAAGGTGGTCGATCTGATCTAGAATACTTCGCTGAGCAGTTACGTAGTCCTTTATCTCAGCCAGTTCTAGCAGTGCTTTCTTTGATCCATCTCCAACCACAGAGTCGGCCAAAAGGCACTTTAGACGCGAAAGGGCGACCCCAATGGAAGCAGCAGTCAGGAGAATAGAATCTCCACATGACGTGCATCTTCCGATGGGGTCGCCCCAATTCCAGTCTATGTCAGTAGGGTCTAAAACATGACTAGAACATTTTATATTTGTGAAAACATTTGTATACGTAGTGTTAAAATCAGTTACAGAAGTTCCACAATTAGAGTATTGCTGTACGTCAACAGGGTCACCATTGAAGAATGACGCCCCGTTTAAGTTTGGTTCTCCTAATGCCATAACTCAGATCATAACACATCAATCTGAGTTATTTGCCAATATTACGTAACTTCTTCGGTAGACTCGGGTGCAGCCTCGACCTCAATGCCGTGAACTAGTTCGACAACACCAGTCTTGGCTTCTTCGATCTTATGGCGTTCCTCGGTTTCCTTGCGAAGAACTTCCTCGTCAATCTCCGAGAACACAACCCAAAACTTTACTTCAAGATAGTGTCCAGACTTAGGCTCCAACGCATAGGGAACCCATGTATCAAGGTTATTCTTTAACCTATCAAGTGCTCTGTCGACAATATCTACGATAGCCTCACGGTGTTCCTGCGGCATCTTGTCCCAATACTCCTTACTATCTGCTTCCAACTTGGTGAAGCGTTCCTTTTCCTTCCAAATATCAGAAGGACCTAAAATCCCTTGCCTAACCTTGGGGTCCTGCCCAGGCTCTACTACCTTATCAGTCATTAAGAAAAGACCTCTCCCGTTTTCTTGACAGACTCTACGAGTCGTTCGAATTTCTTCTCTACTTCGGCGTTGTCAGAAGGGGCATCTTCAATCGCTTCGATCATGCAGGTCTTGTGGACGTTTGCAGCCACAGCCTGTTGCTTCCCGCCGATAATCTCAATAGTGTACTGGAACTGAATGACAGAACGACCTGGGGCCAACTTCTTCCTACAACTAGCGCACTTAGGATCGCCAGCAAATAGGTTTTCTCCCCAAACGCCAGTTCTACTCGCCATCAGCCCCGAAGATATCGCCGCCTTCTTCCACGGCCTTACGCAGTTGTTCCTTCAAGATTTCAGCCTCATCAAGAGAACTTTCCTTGAACATCGTCTGCAATTCCTTGTCCTGCTCGTACTTCTCAGGATTCTGAACCCTATCAGAAAATGCCTGGTCGCCAATAATGAAGGTGACTGCGGCCACAGTAGTAGCAGCGCCTCCATCTTCGGCAGGAACCTGAGCGAACCCATAGCCCTGCATATATAGACCCAACTTTTGAGCAGCCTGCTCTATGCCGTCGAGTCTAGGCTGCATCTCTGCCATGAACTCTTCGGGATCAGGCTGATTAGTATTGCTCATTACTCTCCGTTCGTGGGACACTGATACATCTGGACCGATCGTATACCATGAGAGCCGAAATGTCAAGAGATTTTTTTCTACTTGACAAAATGACCCGAATAGACTAGACTGTTTGACCGAAAGGAGTTGCCTATCGACCACACACGCTTTGGATTACGTTAATAGCGTTCTGCCGAAGCACGAAGTCCACACCGGCCCCAAGGGTCATACCGAAAGACCAGGAGAACATAGTGCATAGACGGAATATTGCAACATCAGCAATCTTCATAGTAATATTGTTTCTAGGGTTATCTGTAGATGCAAATGCATTCGCAGACGATCCTACTACGAGTACAACATCTTCTACACAGGTAGAAGAGACTACAACAACTGAATCCACAACCACAACCGTCCCGGTAACTACCACATCTACTTCGACACCATCTAGAGATGTGATCCCCGTACCTGTCATCAGGTGTGAATCAGGCGGGGATTATTCGAAGAAGATTCGACGGTTCCACCCTACAAGACGAACTGCATCCGGTAAGTATATGATTACCAGAGGCACCTGGAACAAGTTCGCAGGGTTTACTTACGCCTATTTGGCCCCTCCCCATATTCAAGACCTAAAGGCAGAATCGCTTTGGGCTGGCGGGTATGGATGGCGACATTGGAAATCCTGTGGGTCGAGGAAGTTCGGAAAGAACGCACCCCGAAGGCATAGGTAAAACGAAAGGCCCTTCTCATTACGAGAGGGGCCTTTCTTATTGTGGCTTCCGTTATGGCTCCACGTCATCTGTCAAGCAGACCGAACATCGACAATCCTCTGGATGGTCTACCAACGTCAAAGTTTCAAAAATGTTACGAGCAACAGTTTGGATATCCACGTTAGCGGCATCGGCTGCTCTGAGTGCTTGTTCCCTAATGATGTTTCGATCATCACCGTGGTTCTCGTCAGGAATCTTGCATCCACATGAAAGGCACATTAGTACCTTCTATTATAGAAGGACCATCCTCCTGGGCCGATCCCGGCTGCAAGAAGCAAAAGGATTACCCCGAAAAGCACGGCACCCTTTAGGATAGACAAGACTCCCCAAACGGCTAGAATGACTGCAAGGACCATAAGAACTGGCATGTTATCTCCTTAGACTGCTGGGTCAATTGTGGCAGGCTCTGCACCAGAAGATGCCTGTGCCTTAAGCACGGCAGGAATTGCTCCATTGTCCTCTAGGGCGTTCTGAACATAGGTCAGCAATGCTATAACCCCGGCTGCAAGTGCTGAAACACCGGTCTTCTGAAAAATGCTCAGATCAACGGCTGCGCCATCTGCTACGGCACCCAAAACGCCGCTGGTCAGAATAGAACCGGTAAAAGCCTGAACAAATGTTCTTAACGCTCTACGTACTGCATCATTTAGTCTCATGTTACTCCTATCGTCATCTGCGGCGACAATATTTGGTTATTCCGCAGACTCTCTCTTTTCTAACCCAATGGCTGCTCGCAACTCAGCCACGTCCTGGTCATCCACATCTTGCTGTTCCATGAAATCTGCAAGTGCCATGATAATAGCATTCAACTTATGCTGAGTAGCCTGGGAATCCCTCTTCGTAGAGTTCTCTAGCAGGGCTACCATCAAGAAGGTTACAATCGTAGTCGCTGTATTGATCAGGAAGTTCCATACATTGAAATCCTGAATCACGAACCACGATCCCATCCACAGCACCACTAGTATAACACAAGCAGTGAAGTAGGGGGCCTTACTTACGAAGGTTGTAGCACGATCTGCGAACCTATCGAAGAAGCCCACATCAGGAGTTACACTGGATGGAAGCAAATCGTTCGATTTTTGCATAACCATTCTGTCGGCAGTCAAAAGAATCATATGTATAAGTTGTGCCGATCATCGGCACCGGCGAGCGAAGCGAAGCCGATTTCCACCAAGCATAGCAGCAATCTTACTCCCCCCTGGGTACCCAACCCGACCGTAACGCCGTCGTCGCGTTCAATGCATGCACTGAAAAAGAAGAAGCGATCAACCGTCACCATCGACGGGAGGCTGCCCGGTTTCACTCGGGGGAGGTTTCTCACCTACAACGCTCTCTCGGCGGCGCAGCCGTGCTTCATCGGCAAGTCGAGGTTGTTGCCGTCCCCGCTCGGCAAGAGTTAGGTATTTTTCCTAATGCAATCCATGCATCCACGTGAGATGGCCCATGATCCTTGAGTTATTTGTACAAAGCGAGAAAGGTCAAGGTCCTGTTCACAAAACTTACACCAGGCTTTTACATCTTGACCCTTCCTACGGGCGCGATTTAGTGCTATGTTTTGCTTGTGTCGCTTTCTAGCACCTGGGTCAGTGAACTGTCCTTTTCGGACAGCGTTGCTTGCTGAGCCCATCTTCCCTTTTTGGCGGTCGTTGGATCGCATGACGAAAAGCATACCTCAATAATCCGCATTCCCCGCCTGATTTGGAGAATTTTTATCTCAGCGCCAAATTTTCCGAGAAAATACAAGGAAAAAAATTTCGCATGGGGTATAGTGGGCAGGACAAGGAGCGAGGAATGAACAAGAGCGAAATCATAAGGGCCGTCGCCAAAGAGGTAAAGGTCCCCGCCAAAGACGCTGAGAAGATCATAGAGTCGTTCCTAGACATTGTATGTCTCAGTCTATCATGTGGCGAGGAAGTCCTTATCACGAACTTCGGTAAGTTCGAACTTCGTCAGCGTCCCGCTATGATCCACAGGAACCCAAAGTCGGGTGAGAAAGTGGAAGTACCGGCAAAAGTATATCTAGGCTTCAAGCCTTCTGGATCACTAAGAGAAAGACTAAACCCTTGATAACAACAAAGCCTGAACCTGAGGTTCTATACAGGGGCTTTCATGTAGTAAAGATCGAACGCGACACCGCTAAGCGCATTACGAAGTGCCGCATATGTTCAAAGAAGATTCCTAAGGGCTCACTACGTCTGCGGATTACTTATAAGATGAACAACCCGCGGCTATACGCTGGTAGGCAGGTGTGGTACACTAAACTGTTCATGCACCCTAAGTGCGCAGGTGAGCAGTTGTTGGGCGAAGTCACTGACACTGAGATTTCATGTACCTTCTGCAACAGCATGGGCCGACCTCAACAGTTTCAGTGCTATGGATCAAAGTTTTACGAATTTGCTTGCCCTGATTGCAAGAAGTTTCTTGATCGGTGTAAGAGTTGTGGCGGGAGTTATTGCAAGCGTGACTTGTCTCCTGTTACAACCACCTGGGCAATGCAGGCTTTTAACAAAATAGATGCTGGTGATCTTGTATGTCAAAGATGCGAAATGTCATATGACTACAAGACCATCAGGAGTGAAAGAATATCCCAAAAAGCCGATACTCTATTCCAGATTCGCTGGAATGAACTTATCGGCAAGGTTAGGAGTCGAGGCATATGGGGCGACTTGGAGTAGACAGAGAAACTCTTCATCAACTTCTATGGGATAGGGCTGACTCTGTAGGACGACTGAAAATCAAGCAGGGCGACCTAGCAGAAGAACTTGACTTAAGGTTTGAGACAATATCTCGTATCTTCAAGGAGTTCAGAGAAGAAGGCCGCATCCGTAAGTTGACTGCGTACAAGGATAACGTAGCCCTATATCAGATCGTAGACCCAAAGGTCTATCGCTGGGGTGGAGTTGCTCCCGGCCCGCAAGATTCCCTTTTCGATTAATGGTACAATGCTGACATGGATAAAGACCTACTTTCGACCCTTCGCTTCTATGCCTCTAGATACGAGAGCCTAGACCCACAAGCGACAGCAGATTTGGACAATGCCTCAGCATTCTGGCGAGATTTTCTTCGAACGCACAACTTGGATTCGAAGGACCCCGCAGAACTCCAAAAACTCCTTGCCATGTTCAGTCTCCTGTTCACTACAGGCTGTGCCGTATTGGAAGATAACCCTAACGAGGTCATCACCATGCAAGAGGCTGTGGATAACTACATGGGGGGCATAGCCATGATCATACTCAACATGCTCCCTCAAAGCGAGCGTACAGAAGTGCTAGCCAAGAGAGTTCGTTTTGTATGAAAACCATCAGGAAGAACCTAGGTGTCTTCCATGTGAACTAATGGGACGTTATCTCATACAATTCTCAGTAGAGGACTGTGAACTTTGTAGCGATCCATTTATACACAGGTCAGATGAGCCTAGCGTGGCCTGCTATGTGTGCAGAGTGGAATACATGTATACCCTCCTTGGACTTTAACCAGTTCGAAGTCCGGTATACGCGGAAGTGCCCCCCAGTGAGCGTCATGTCTCACCGGAGGGCGCTTCTTCTTTTTTCTGCCTCTTTTCCAGATTGGAACTTCATAGAAGTTTAGAGGCTTCATCCAACTCTGGCCCCGTTAACAAGGTGTGCTGCTACGTGGGCAGCCAAACCAAATGCTAACAGAGCGGAAAAGTTTCCTGTCATCCAGGTGAGTGCTACGGCACCAGCCGCAACAAATAGTGCTAACGATACGAACATTAGGATACGTGATACTAGCATATGTACCTCCTATTTGTAATATACCCAGGATTACAACCCAGGATACATTGTCATCCATGTATACGGTAAAGTAACGACTCCAACTGAGTCACACACATCACACATACCCACTTCGCACATGTATTCGTGGAATCCCAAGAAACAACAGTCTCCTAGGTGAACGACCCCAATACCTAGGCATCGTGGGCACGTAAAAGAGAACCAGTCACGGGCAATAGGGTTAACCTTTGTCGTTTCCGTGAACATCGCCACCGCTTTCGTCAAGATAATTCCTTATCTCGGCGTGGAGTGAGTCGTAGTTCTCATATTCCACTATGTCGGTAACTTCCAGGCGATTAAGTAGCGCAAGGTTCAGATTTATCATCTCACCTAGTGCATTGCTGGTTTCAAACAGGGAGACTGTTAAGAGGTTCAACTTGCGGCGCGCTGAACGCAGCAGCGACCATATGACACCTGTTACGGTCATCAAGAAGATATAGCCCAATATTACGAGCATCCCAACTTCTTCAATGACATGAGCGCCTCGGTGAGTGCAGCGGCGTGGAAGAAGGCCACACACGCCTCCCAGGCGTCCTCTCCTTCTGCGATTTCCCAATCCCCACCCTGACCAGCCAAACGAGGCCAAGAGCACATTCTAGCCTCTTCTAGCACCTTATCCTTCAAATCATCTATAGTCATCAGCAACTCCATTTCGCCGTGCTGCGAGGTTGGCTTAGATTCTCTTCGTAATCCCGAAGGAGCAGCCTCGTCTTTTGACGGTCTGACTTGTGCCAGGCTCTAGCGAGCGTACCACACCCGCCCCACCGACCGCCTAATTCCCACCAATCCTTGAATCTCAACTGTACTTCCAACGGCATTGTATTCGCTGTGCGACTCATTGTAGCCTCTTATCATAGGACCCACACCCACGTCTTGGGTATTCCGACACCATCAGTCAAACATATATGGCACCCTCCTATGTATGGAACTACTACTATGAGATATATACCTTTTCCATCACAAAAAACGCATTCCTCTACAGGATTCATGCACATGGGCGAATCCCATTCAACTAAAAGGTTAGGGTCAGTGACCATTCTGACTCACGTAATTCGCAATAGACGGCATTCTCTACCATCTCTATTTCTTCCTCGGTCACAGGCAAAACCTCATTGCGCCTATCTCTGATGACCCGAGGGTGTGAGTCGCGCCACTTATTGGCATCAGCGCAGTCCAAACATATGGCATCGCTTTTACGCCTACCCTTGAAGGGAACAACACGGTTCTTAACTTCCCCGCACACCTTGCAGGCTCTCATGCCAACACTATCGGCTTTTGGGGTATATTTTCAAAACCGTATATTGATCAAAAGCCTCCCCTCACCCTTCTACGGGTTCGGGAAGAATCCGTTCCTTCGGTCAATGTCATGAGCAAGCAACCATGAATGGGGTCCCCGACACTTGCAATGCAATCTATTGAACGAGCAGTCTTCGCACTTAAGACGACCACCAGAACGCTTTTCATGTAAAAATGCATTATGACGAAGCCATGTCTGCCAACTAATATGATCGAAGGGCCGGCAATCTATCATGTCCATACCGTTTTGGGAATTCTTTCCAATTCTTTCTTCAAGTCCCCGTCATTTATAACTGCCACCCAAGTTATGGGTCCACCGCACCAACATGCCATTCGGGAGCAATTATCACATCGGCTGCGGGAAATGTGCTGTGACCCAGGAATTAGTATGGTGAATATCATGTAGGAGCGAATGTGCCTACACTCTATTAACTTCATATGTTTATCTCTGTGTCTTGGATTGTCTGCACAATGAAGAACCATGTGTGGACTATGGGGCACAGGCAGTTATAGACCTGCCTGTGGCAAATACCGCAATCTTCCTTATGCGCTATCGCGCCCTGCATTGTAAGGAGATGGCTGGCAATGATCCTGAAATGGAACACGTGGTCGTCATCGGCCATGAGTAGACCAAGGTGGTTGGGCCTTGCTAATACGTTTCTACCTTGTAAGACTGCCATATCTACCTCAAATAGAAAGGGACAGGGAACAAATTCCCCATCCCTTCCAAGAACGGTCCCGTACGTACCGCAATGTAATATCAATCTACCTAGGTCGCCTACGACTGCGGGCTACGGCCCGTTCGACTGAGCATGCCTGGATTCACAGTAATCATTCCCTATTTCTGTAACAATATATCTTCGTCAAAAAAGTCCAAAATACGTACTACGAACACCGGCTTCTCTTCATCTTTTTCCCTTACCCATGCAAGGGCGTTACTTCGGGGCAATGACGTTGCCGAGCGCATGAAGCCGTCTAAGCCTAGCGTATCCACTACTATCCAGGTCTTTACGGTCATCGCTCTCCATCTCACAGGTCGTTTCTGTAATAGATGAAGACAGTATAGCCCATGTCATAGGGAATTTTTGCTGAGATGAGCCAAAAAATACAACTCTTGACAACCGTATAGAACTTGTTTGTTGTATAGAAGAGATGCTCGGCATCGCTAGCATTGGTCTGCGGGTTAGGTCTATAGTCATCCAGTCGCTCTCCGGCAAGCATCGCCTAGTCGTTCATAATCCTGCATGGCGACCTCTATCCAGTCACCTTGGCCCTTGCGAAACCTTAACGACAACTTGGTTGCCGCCTCATAAACTTCTTCTAACCGAGTAATACGTTCGTGCATTTCATCACTAGACATTAGATGATCAACCTCGCTGTTGGTTCAACGGCCATAAGAACCCATGTGGCGGGAGCAGGATACCAGGCTCGCTGCTGACACCAGCAATTTAGGATATCATACGTATCGGTATATTCCTTCCCATAATCATCACATGCTTTACAAAATATGTACGCCTTCTCGCGAGATTTTCTTTGAATGGTGGCGAACGGCTTCGACGGCATGCTAGAATTCAATAGTCCTTTGGACGATAAAGGCTTAAGCAGGTTTCACACCAAGCACATCGAATACCATTCTTCGTAAGAATCGGCGGCTTTAAACCGCACTTGATGCATAAATTGATGTACTTGTGGGAAACTTTAGGCTTATCATGCATGATATTGTTTAGACGGTTGAAGGGAGGTAATCATATGCCCCATCCACACTTTAATGAATCACCTGAGGAAGTAGAGCGCAATGCCACCGAAGCGGCACCCGCTCCAAACCCTGAGGCTGATGCTACGGAGACTGAGGAAAAGAATGCTAATGACGCTCGTAACAGGGCTGGCGTTCGTTCTTCCGATGCCACCGTTCAGCCGGATACCAACGCTACTGTTGACGGTCAGCCTGTAGAGGCCGACAATCAGATTGGCGATGCTGGCGGTTCTAACGACGAGTAATCATTCCCAACTTGTAACCGACCATTTAAGGGACCCTTTCGGGGGTCCCTTTTTATGTCACTAATAGCCAAGTTGTTGGCGGAGGACAACGACAGTCAATGGCGGGTTTTCCACAACAATCCACGTCAAGGCTATGATGGACATTGTAACGGAGATAGAGATATTGTCCAAAATACATGTCATCAATGCCAAGTGAATAAGAAACCCATTCATCTACAGAAGGAATGTCACCCCACCAGTCGATTTGTTCATGTGGCGTCCACTCAGCCAGTTCTGATACGTTTTGTGGCAAGGTCGATGTACTCTTGGCTGGTATCGTAGCCGACCCAACGCCTGCCAGTCTGACGCGCAGCCAGACAAGTAGTACCACTGCCGCAAAAAGGATCAAGTACAAGGTCATCATGGTAAGTATACAGTTCTATGAATCTCTTTGGAAGTTCTACGGGAAACGGGGCTGGGTGACCGATACGTTTTGCGGACTCCGGCTGAATGTTCCATACTGAAAGTGTGTTCTGCATGAAGTCTTCGCCAGAGATAGTCGACTTTCCCTTACGGTTCTTCTTAAAGTCGCCCTTAGAGAACACCAAGCAATACTCATGCACGTCACGAATGGTAGGATTGGATGCACTCTTCCACGACCCCCAGGCCGTAGAGTTGTTCTTTCCGTTACCCTTCACCCAAATTATCTCTCCGCGCTGCAAAAATCCAAGTATATCTAGCATGCGGTTAATGTGACTTGCAAAAGGTACATATGGAGTTCTTCCGAGATTAGCCACGTTAATCACCATTCGTCCACCATGTTCAAGGACTCTGTGACACTCCATAAAAACCTCTTGTAACATAGCCAAATGACGGTCGTATGGAACCCCTGTGTCATAGTCCATGCCTACGTTGTAGGGCGGGCTTGTCACAACGAGTGAGACAGAATTATCTGCCAGTTCAGGCATCTTAGAAGACGAGTGACAATACAACTTGTTCACTTGAAAATTCCTCTTTATCTTGTAGGACTGCAACCCAGGTATTAGGAACCTCTATTGCCATACTCTTCTTAAAAAAGAAGATACTGGCTGCATCCGCTCCACTGACGTTACTATACACATATAGCCTGAGAGCACGTATTGGATGGGATGGCATCTTCTGTGTTGGCAACAACTTAGCGGATACGTCCATAGGCGACCCACAACTGCACGGAGAAGGCCAACAAAAGCACTTACTCATAGACAAACGACACTAGGGGATTGTCCTTGTGTGAAATAGAACTGCATCCGGCTGAAACCCAGGTATTAGGCAACTCAAATGTTGACTGACCTCCATCTCCGCGCCTAACCTTCCTTGAATAAGAATTGCTTGACACGGATAGAGCCCTTCGAAGTTCTGGATATATGGTGAAGTTACGAACACCCTTACGAACACCCTTATACAACTTTCTTTGTGCTGACTTACCCAAAAGAGAAGTCTCCGTAAGACTGTACCAGTTCTAGTACCTCATGATACTTGCCTGCCTGCATGTAGTCCATAGGTGTGTAGCCATTGAACTTAGGCACAGGCGAGTTAAGCCACAGGACGATTCCTTCGTCCGTGAGCATCTTAGCAGCCTCTGAAATTATTCTTGGGAGGAAGTTGTCTTCCTGTCCCTGGTCAACCATAGTCATATTATCTCATCCTTAAAGAACTCTACAGTTCCAGTAAGTTCTAACTCATCACCCGGCATTATCGCTATGGGTGCTAACGCTACTTCTGTATAACAGCCGTTGTCTGCAACGATATAGTAACCATGTACTACACATGCGTCATTAAACGACCAATTGGAGTCTATCTCCGTTATGAATTTATTGATGCCACATCGTTCTAGATAAATTATCTTGGGTGGTATGCCATCTGTGTTTTGTCCCGCTAAGTATAGGGCTGCCTGACAAACAACATCGGTAGGTCTAACCCACGTATGAGGTAATTCACTAAGTTGCGCAATAATGTGGCGTAACTTACGGTAATTCTCAGCCTGATTCGCCTTCAAGATCGGTAGACCCTCCTAGTTCAATCTGACGCAAGAGATTATCTATTGCTCCTGCCTCAGGTGAACCACCTTCGCCCCATCCGGCGTGTAGTTCAAACTCTGTGAGGGCTACACGAAGGCGTGAGGCGAGAACAGGTAGATGGGCTGCATCACCATCCACCTGTCTCACCAAATTCCACGCCTGTTCAACAACCTGCATCATGCAGTCCCATGCAGGACGTGGAATAGCCAGGTAGCCTTCTTCATTATCCATGTTCGACATATCGTCACATTGTATCACTTAATACGATAGTCCAGGTGTAAGGAAGTGCCATATCTGGATTACCATATGGAGTTTTAATGTAACCCTCAAACCCTATGATGGTTAGAAGAAACTTTTCTAGGTATGGAGTGTCGGGATTGTTCCATCCCACGATGTAGCCCGTCTTATACCACTGGTAATTTTTGGGCTTAGTCGCCAAGAACACGAACGTTGGGATTGGCCCTGCATTCAGGTTGAGCCAAAATGTATCGCTGGATTACATGAATGGGCTGTACCAACTCGACTAGATCATTGTGCCTGTTAGGGCCGTCGCTCACGACATTGGCGAGAACGTTGGCTAGGCTTGCTGAAAGTTCAAGCGCACGCTTCTCGTCTGGCGTAAGGCGTGAATACTGTCTAGCCTTTTCTTGCATGTTCTTGATGTAGGCTGTTATGTCTGTATCAGCCTCACCACGTTCTGCTCTTTCGGCACTCCCTTGGCTGTCCACCTTGATGTATGTCTTATTGGTGGTCGTCGTTGGGGTCATCTTATCAATCTCATTGATAGCCTTTTCAATGCCATCAATTACCTTAATCAAGAAGCCTTCTAGATCAAATTTCGCCATTATGGTTATCCTCTAAACGCGTTATGATGTTTTGAATATCGAACTCTACCTTGAACAATCTGCTATCGAACCAGATCAACACGAACATGTTGAGTACCAAGATTAGCAGAATAAATGCAATCAAAAACAATACAGCCATTTCTACCTCTTAGAATAAGACGGACTTGATAAGTGCTTCTGCTAACTGTGGTGGTATAGCGTTTCCAACCTGTCGGAACTGCTGCCTCTTGTTGCCATGGACTTGGAAGTCTGGTCGAAAGCCTTGCAACACAAGTGCTTCTTCTAGTGTAATATGGAAGCCGTCATTTCTGGACTTCTTCCTACCATTGAAGCGATTTGCATTCGTGCCCGGATCAGTTAACAGCGGCCTTCCAGCAATTGTGGTGGCCGGTCGAAAAAACACCCAATGAGGATCAACTTCTCCACACTGAGATTGATCGTTGCGACGGTCCCTAATCCAATCCTTGGGAGGATACCAGCCATTATTATGCCAATCATGTATCTCGTTTAAGCCTTCCATAACGGAAACCCACGATCCAAGGTGTTTGCTGTGAGTCGGCTCAGTTAGTGTTATCGGGCTGCTAAGTCTGGCAAGCAACACAGCCCTACGTCTTGCTTGCGGAGTACCGTAATCGGCTGCATTGACTACACCTGTCCACGTGTGGTAACCCCACTCCCGCAAGTTGACAGCGATCTTCTCCCAAGCCTTCAAAGCGGGCACAACTTGCTCCATGCAGACCCAACCAGGAAGTAATCTTTCGATCCACGCCTCCGTAGCCCAAACCAGTTTTCCTCTTGCTGAGGTTATGTCCCCTTTAGCAAGTCTCGACCAGTCCTGGCATGGAGGCGAAGCAACTAAGCCCTCAGTTGAATTCATTGTTACAGTCAAGTTGCTAAGATCGTGCAGTCTTGTTGGGTGCCCCACAAGATCACGTGTCTGGCACACGATAGGATCATTCTCTATCCCAAGGTGGGTCAAGCCCATCTTATCAAGAGCAACTCCCCAACCACCTATGCCTGCGAACAGGTCAAGAACGTCGTAGGTCATTTTCCCTGGTGATCTGCTGCGCTAGGAACACAAACCACGAACCGGTGGGGCATTCCTTGTGCATAAACCCGCCTGTCGTAAAGTAGAACGGTCCATGCTTCCACGTAGGAAGAACAATGTTGACTCCACATCTAAGACAGTCTGTTGCTAGCCGCATAATTCCTCCTGTGGTGAGTTGTGCCGGGACAGCCCAACTAAGCCATCCCGGCACAAATGATTAGCCCTTGTTGACGATCAAGCGGTACTTGGTAGTACCGTTGACAACCTTGGAGATAACGGTGTGTCCACCGAACTCAGGCTGACGGAAGTAGCGACGGTAGCGAGTCGCCGTGTCTACGGGAACGTTGGCTGCGGCAGCCAGTTCCTCGTTGGAGAGCCAACGGCCTGACTTAGCAGCCTTGAACACTCGTCCAATGCCACCATTGAAGAAGCGATCCGTACGGGGCTTAACAGCCTTCCTCGACCGAGGAAGAGTGGAAGTATTACTCAATGTGGTTCCTTTCATAATTCCATCCGACTTCGGATGGACGGTAATTCGGTACGATACAGCATGTGGAAGATTTTGTCAAGGGATTTTTCAATCCAAGACTTGCCAATTTTTCTTGAACGAGTCTACGGTTTTGTATGGACAGGCTCCTGCTCCATACATGAACTTCTGTAATCCTGTGCGCTCTACTTTTAGAGCGTAGAAGAAAACACCTTCGCTTACTTTTAGGGTGTATTCTTTTCCATGGCGGTAACCAAGTGATCCATCTTCGCCAACGAATCTAGCCTTGACTAGCATTATTTCGGCCCGCCCCAAGTTGTGCCCTTCTTGCGCTCAGTCCACCATCCATTCGTCCTTAGATATTCCCAGGCCCAAAAGACAGATATGAGAAATGCAATATAGGCCATCATTAAAAGCGCACCTACTGGAAGACTCGTAAGTATAACAAAGACGATAAATGAAAAGACATACAACACTGCACCCATCCAAAGAGCAGTAATGCTATATGCTAAAAATCGTTTCCAAGTCATTACCATTTACGTCGATCCAATTTTAGGTTCATTTCGCGAGTAAACCGCCTACGTATCTTCCACCACCAAAGAGAGCGCCTGAGAGGGCTCCACTTTTTTCTAGGTGGGCGCTTGTATTTCTGCCCTTGTTCGGGGTCGTAGTTTGGATTAAAAGGCATATTTCCTATTCGTGATATTCGGGCAACTTTAGAACGAACGTCCAGGTACGAGGCAATTTGCAACCGCAGCCAAAGACACACTTCTCACAATTAATATAGGCATTGTTGCGCCATATGTGTTGGACTATTCTACCAAAAGCGTAGCCCTCCCACCAATCGACAATAGTGAGCATGTTTATGTATCGTTAGCGTGCAATCTACACCTACGCTCATCAACTGTTATAAGAGTTACACGCACACCATTGATTGTTTCTGACTCAGAAACTCGATAGTGACAATAGGCATAACGCCAACAATGAGCACAGATATTTACATGCCTTCTAATCCACTTTAGTAGACTCATTTTGTGGCCCACAGTATGCCCAATGCGACTGCGATGATCATTGCCACGGCTGCAAGAAGGCCGTACTGAAAAAGTGTAGTGGCGATAACAACAAACATGAGGATTAGGCCAACAAAGTATAGGCCCAATACAGCGAGATGACCAAGGAACTCTAGCATTTCATTTCTTTGCTTTCTCTAGCAATTCTCTACCCTTTTGATGAGGGCACTTCTCTCCTGGCCGTAATGACAGGTATCCATGCGCTTGGCAGCCACCATGATGATCGAACCAACACTCATCTTCGTCCACCAAATCTCTAACGATATTCAGCAACTTTTCGTTGTAGACAGCATCATCTTCAAGCACTACGGCTTTTATTTCGTGGTAGTCACCTTCATAAGTATAGGTGGCAGAAATGGGTTCTTCTCCATCATCTAGTTCGATGAACACCTTTGAGCGGTCCCTATTTCGAACTCTCTTAGCAACCAGTCGTCGCGTCACTTAACTCTAAAGCCCTTTGCTTTTTCAGCAATTTGCTCCCTAGTTTTAGGAACGCCAGCAGCCCAACTAGGATTGCACTCTTCAACGTAATCGGCTGCATCGAGAAGGGCATATGCGAGTTCACGCATTGTAATGACGTTGGCAGTCCTGACATGTATGGGCCATGATATGTCAGAAAAAGAGGGATGACGTTCATTCCCCACTGCAAGATCGACAAGACGATCCAGCCCTCTAGCCGTAACCTTTAGGTCAGGTCTGACTTCCCACTCTTTGGTGTTGGCATGTCGTAGATCATGTGCGATCTTCCATGCATCAATTTTTGTAGATTTTCTAGTCATTTGTAAGTTCCTGACTATTCACAAACGCTTCAATGTCTGCGCCGAGGTACCTTCGGTGACCGCCAGGTGTCTTGAAGTATCTGATTTTTCCTTCTTTGGCCCATCGCCTTATGGTAGGAGTCTTCACTTTGAAGATTTTTGCTACTTCTGACGGAGTTAAAAGCACATCTTGAACGATCATGAGTCGGTACTGTACTCGGTGGGGGTCACTTTGTCAAGGATTTTTCTTCAAAAACTCAGATTTTCACCCAAACTGGATAGGTGTATGCCGCAAAACCTACGAA